CGTTTACATCCAAAGTCATTTGTACCAGGTTTTCGTCAACCAATAGATTCGATTGTACCTGATGATTATGTATCTGTATCATTACAAGAATATGGATCAAATGCAATGTTTCCAGAAATGAATAATCCTAATTGTGATCCAAATGTTTCCGGTTGCATGGATATGCAAAAAGGTTATTATTCTGATTTATTAAATTAAAGCGGGGTACTTTCCTTATTTATCATATAAAAAATATGATAAATATAGTAGTATGTTATGTTATTTGTTAACTAGTTAAAACTCTGGATAGTATCTAGTGATACACTAATTAAATCAGTTATTAGTCTTTTGGTATCTTGAATGTTTATATTTAATTCTTTTATGTCTTTTATTTTTTTAAAAATTTTTCCAATTGAATTAAAACATTTTTTAAATGCGCCTATTATAAAGTTACAATTATTTTTCAGATATTTTTCTATAAATTCATCGTTACTTATTTTCTGTTCTATTTTTTCTATTTTTTTCATAATTTCTTTCCTTTCTTTGTTTAGTTCTTCAGTGGATTCATTTAATTGATTTAATTTGGGAATAATCTCGTTATAATTATCACTAGCATTTTTCATAATTTTTATAATGTTATTAGAAATGTTTGTTAATTCTTTATCGATTTCTACCAATCGCTTTTTATGTTGATCTAATTGTTGTTCTATACTTCCAAAACGAAAATTTATACTTTTAAAATCAAAATGAAAATTTATACTACGCTTGTGAGTACTACGCTTGTGAGTACTACGCTTGTGAGTACTACGCTTGTGAGTACTACGTTTGTGAGTACTACGTTTGTGAGTACTACGTTTGTGAGTACTACGTTTGTGAGTACTACGTTTAGTTGACATCTTTATTTATAAAGAAATAAAGATATATTTTAACAATCAATATTTACTGGCTATCCACTATTTTTTAATCCTGGTATTTCAAAGTCTATTAACAACTAAAATTCGAAGTAGTAGGCTGGCTATTAGAATATTTATTGCGGTGCATTTTTCCATAATTTTTCAATGATATCATCAATTTCTCGGTTAGGAAGTCCTTTAAATGTTTTCAAAACGTCGTCATTAAATGGTACCTTGTTATAAACTCTGATATACTCTAATATTTCAATTATTAATACTTCAGGTATATCTTTTTTTTCTAAATCACGTTGATGCATCGTTAATGTTTTTCGGTTATCTGTTTTATCTTTAAGTTTGGCCTGTAATTTTTTACGAAGTTCTTCGCGTGTCAGTTTTTGGTCCATTTTACATTATAATAAACATTTTAAATATAGTTTTTGTTAAAAAGCCTACTTAAAACTAGTATAAAGATACAAAACATAGTATGTCTGGGAGAGAAACAATAACTTATCGTATCAAGGAACTTGATCCTGATATGATCGCTCCATCTACGAAGAATATGGATCGACCAGAGCAAGGTGGTAGTAAAATTGTAATTATTGGCAAACCCGGTACAGGTAAAACAACGCTTATTACTAGTTTACTTTACGAGAAAAGTCATATATTTCCTATGGGCGTTGCGATGAGTGGAACAGAAGATAGTAATGGTCATTATTCAAAAATTTTCCCGTCATCTTTTGTCTTTAATGCTCTCGATAAACCAGTTATCAGCCAATTCATTGATCGTCAGAAATTGGCCAAGCAGCACCTTCCATGTCCCTGGGGTATTTTACTTCTCGACGATTGCACAGACGATCCCAAGCTTTTCAATGATCCCATGTTCTTAGGTCTATACAAGAATGGGAGACATTGGAAAATGTTATTTATTTTGTCCCTGCAATACTCCTTAGATATCAAACCCGCGATTCGCACGAACATTGACGGGACATTTATTCTTCGTGAAACTAATTTGCGAAATCGCAAGATTTTGTGGGAAAATTACTGTGGTGTTGTAGGTGATTTTCAAACTTTTTGCGATATTTTGGATCAACTTACGGATGATTATACGGCACTTTATGTACACAATGCAACAACCTCAAACAAGGCAGAAGATTGCTTGTTTTGGTACAAGGCAAAACCTGTTCCTGAACATTTTCGCATTGGTTCTGACGATTATTGGGATTTTCATGATCAACGTTTCGATGAAAAGGCTGCTCAATAAAGAGGATTGGGGGGGGGGTACTAAGAATTACTTAGTACCCCCCTAGATAAAATCTAGGGGGTCGATAGAAATTATGATTAGGTGACTTTTATTTTCAAAAAGATACTTAAGCAAAACTTAAGTATCTTTTTGAAGGGTATCATTTGAAATGATACCCTTTTTGTAAGCATTAATTTAGGGTATTAGAAATTTCTAGGTATTTAAAAATTTCTAATAGGTGACTTTCGTTTTCAAAAGGGGTTCATTTGAAATGAACCCCTTTTGAAAACGTTATTTAGCCGCCTTAAAATTAATTATATTTTTATACAAGTAAATATATAAGTATTATTAAGAATAAATATAGGTATTATAAATATTTTAATTATGATTATAAAATTTTAATTACTATTTAAAAACTCTATTATATAATAAAAGAGACTAAATGGACTTGATTACAACTGTTAATAATAATGAACAAATATTTTTATTTAATGAAAATAAAGTTCGTATAATTGCTCATATTAATGAGCCAATGTTCATTGCATTAGATATTTGTAAAATTTTAGAATTATCTAATATTACACAAGCATTATCTATTATACCAGAAAAATGGAAATCTACTATTTCAAATGATACTCTTGGTGGTAAACAAAATATGATAATAATTAATGAAGCAGGTCTTTATAAATTAATTATGCGTTCAAAAAAGCATATTGCTCAAAAATTTCAAGAATGGGTATGTGAAGATGTGTTACCTTCTATTCGTAAGAAAGGTGAATATATTTTAGAAGAATACAAACAAAAATTAGAAGAAAAACAAAAAGAGTTAGAACATAAACAAGAAGAAATAAAAGATGTAAAAAACAAGTTAACCAAAGAAGAAAATCTTGTATTACGACTCAAAAAATCTGTGGCAAATCATTCAAAAAAGTATAGATTTTACCATAGTTTCAAAGAAATGTTAGCGGTATACATCATCAGTGATCCTAGTAAATTTAATCAGAGTGAGTTAAAGATTGGTTTTACTGAAAATATTAATAACAGACTTGCTAGTGATCGTTGTATGATCCCAAATTTACGTTTAGAGTTTTTAATGTATTGTCCTTTTGCAATAGACTTTGAAAAAATCATCAAAATTCGTTATAGAGAACAATTTACAAATCCAAACCATGAATGGTTAGTAGAACCATTAGAAAAATTAAAAAAGTTTTTTAGAGATACCAATAAACTTTTAATGTTGAATGGTGTTGAAGAGGAAGAATGTTATAAATATAACTTGGAAAAAGATGAAGAATCTGAAGTTACTAAAGAAGAAATTAAAAAAGAAATTAAAGAAAAAATTAAAGAAGAAATTAAAGAAGAAATTAAAGAAGAAGAAACAAAAGAAGAAATAGAAGATTTTGATCAAGAAGAACAGCCTTTTGTGGTTGGTTTAAAAACAGAAATTTTGTCGGTACGTTTAAAAAAAATTTTACCTGGATGGCTCTTAAAAGTTGATTATAAAGCAAAAAATTCAAAAGCACCAAAAGACAAACGATATTGTGATGGATGGTGTAAAAAGTATGAAAAAGTTACAGAGTTTCGAGGAACACGTTGTGGTGGTTTACTTCCTATTTGTAAAAAATGCGAAAACATGGAAGAGATTGCACGAATCAAAATTGAGAGTGGAAAGGCTACAGTAGAACAGATTAAAGCAGATCCATTACTATTAAAATGTGGTCCTGATGATAAAATTTGTCGTCAATGTTTAAAAATGAAAAATAAAGAAAAAGATTTTGAGCCAAACAATCGTAAATGTCGTCAGTGTAAAATCGATAATCAAACAACACGTTTGAATAAGGTTGATTATAAACAAAAAATTGAAGATATTAAACAATTTTCAAAAGATATAAATAATACTCCTATTGAAATTGAATTAAAAATAAAAAATATATGCAAAGATGAATTAATCCGTATTATTTCAGACTTGAATCTAGGTCGTTCCAAAGATGATTTAAAAGATGATATGGTTAAAAAAGTTCATGAATATTTTATAAAAATACGAGAGTCTATATGACTACCAAATACTTCCAATTATTTCATCATTAAAAAATGATGAAATGTCTACCTAATTTAAATATTTTATTAAATCAAAAAATAAATCGGTATTATCATATACACTAAAACCACTATCAGTGTACCATTCCTTAGGTGCTTCTGGATGTGGTCCACAAACAGCTACTTTTCCTTTTCCATAATTTAAAACAAGAGCTGCATTTTGTTGAGATAATGATGCACCATCATATGTTGCTATTATTTTTGCACTACTTGATTGAGTTGTTGTAAAATAAGGGCCTCCCTGAAAATAAATTGGTTTTTTTATTTTATTACCTGTTGATAATGTCCAATTTATATTTAATAAAATATCACCTTTTCCATTTGATCCAATGTTGTTACTATTTGCTATATTTGTATAATCATCTGTATCATCAGGTGTTAATAATGAATATCCAGGATCATCGTTTGTACTACTTCCACCTGCTAAAAATGCACCCATACACGTACCTAAATATTTTCCACCAGAATTTAGATATTGTTGTATAATAGTTGTATAAG